CCCTTCGAACAGCATGTGAGATGAGCGGGTTAGAAGGGGCCATGACCCACTGTAGCACGTCTGATAGGGGCTATGCAAGGCCTTTATGTGCCATGGAATGAGACACTTAGGGGCTATTAGGGTGGCTGGTGTCCCCCCCGGTCGGCCTCAGTGGGACTGGTTCTGAATGACTGACACCATAGCCCCATTGGAAACAAAGGACTTACACTAATATGTCAAATGCCATTTGAGCAACACGTTGGGGGGAGGGAAGTGTCTTGTTCTTCTTTTATATATCTCTTTTTTTTTCAATAACTTAGCCCCATACCCTAACCAGCACTGTAGGTGTAGGGCGATCTGACTAGGACAATTGTCCCCTAATTCCCCCTAACCATTACATAACAAGGGAATTAGGGGCCTCTCGGACGTGCTTCAGACGTGTTCCCAGCACCCATATCCCTGTCACCCATGGGTCTCAGACGTGCTGGTCGTGAAAAGTTAAGTCCTTTGTTTGCACCATCGCGTAAACCCTTTGTCATCAAGTACTTACAGGCAAAGTTTATTTTCTATGCTTTTCTTCAAAATACTCTAAAAATAGTTGACTTGTTTCGCAATTCGTGAGACACTTGGATTAGAGGAAAAAGGCCTCTATAACATGACACCATCAGTTTCTCCCATTCTTCCCGCCGGCAGTGTGGCGCTCGAAGTTACCAAAGTAGCTTTCGATCTCGATTCCAAGGGTGAAGTAACAGTTCGCAAAGTGGGCGAATTTACTCCCGTCGAGAACATGGAACAATTTGTCCAACGGCTGAATTCGGACGCGGCTTTGATTCTCAGACTGGCCAATAAGGCGCTTGAGAATTACACGGAAGACCAGCTTTCCGCGAACACCAGCGTACCATGGCAACAGGTGGAGGAAGACGAAAACGGGAACGAGACACTGGCCCCATTCTCGGGTACTCTGCTTTCGCCCGAAAAATCCAAGGGTCTCAACGCTACCGTAATCAATCTCGCCAAGGTCATTTTTGGTTACGCCAAGCAAATGGTCCCCGGTGATGCGATCGCAAATCGTGACGCCAAGAAAGCCGCGAAACAATCCGCTCTGAACATGATCCTCAGTAATCCGGCCGCCATCGAGGGACTCCGCAAGTAACAGCAAACCTAATTCCAGCTAATAATTCAGACCCTCAAGGTTTGTAGTTGCTTTCCTCCTGGAACTGTGAGATCATGGTTCCAGGAGTGATTTTCTATGCGCGAGCCTAATTTAGAACTAACCTCGATTTGCGATGACTGTGGAAGAGAAGTACCCGATTCTGAATTGATCTGCGAACGTGGTCGCTTTGAAACCCATTACTATTGCCGGCAGTGTGCTGGCCCAACTGTCATCTATGATGACGATCTCGGAGATTAATCAAATGAAAGCCACGCTAACTTATTGGATTGATTGCAATGGTGCTTATCCTGTTGTAATTTGGCGCAGTATGGGGCGTACTCTAGTTTTAGCACGGCTGGGAAAATATCATCGCGTGCTCTGCGCGGGAGTTTAATCAAATGCTAACTTGTCCTGTTTGTAGTTGCCCAATGTCTCTAATTAATCCATCAACTTGTCAGAATTGTGATTATCAGCTTGGATGGTCACAGTCTGAGATTGAAGCCTATCAGTTGGATCTAGAAGCGATTGAGTTAGGCTATAACGATGGATTCTAGCGGCTGCTAGCACGCCAATAACCAAACCCCTACATTGCACTGCTACTATGCAACTAGGGTTTTCTATTACATCTACTATGCAAGCGCTTACAGTTAGCGTTATAGTAGCATTGGCATTGCAATTGCGTGCAAGCGCTTGCAATTAGAATACATAGTATTTAACGTTAACGTAATGCACATACTATAGCGTTAACGTAGCAATTGCATATTGCAATGTAATCGCTTACAATTGTGTTGCTAACCTTTGGGGTACGGGTACTCCCCCAGTACTGCTAGTACCTCTGCCAGAAGGGCGCCTTACCATAAATACACTTACGAAAAAAAATGAGAAGTTTAAACCAAATTCGAGAAGATGAAAGAGATCAAATTGCAAAGCATAAAAGAGATCAGCAAAATAAGAAAAAAAGATTAGTTGAAAAAAATATTCAAAGACAAATTTTAGAACAAAGTGAAAGGAAAGATGAAACGACTAACACCATTTCAAGAACGAGAAGTCTCCGCCCGCTTGGGACAGGGGCTTACTTACGAGCAAATTGCCACGTTGTTTGGCCGAGCCCATGGAACCGTGAACAACGATTTCTACAAAATACACAAAATCTTGAAAATTCACCGAACTTGTGAACTGGCCTCTCAATTTGCGAAATACAGGAAATTATATCCAGAGCGGATTCGGTGCTTCACATAGTGAATAAGTTCACACAACTATAAGTCCTTTTGTTTTCAACCACTTGTGGCTTGACTTCCCACTTCCTTTTGTGTTACGCTCGGGGGTGACTAAGTGGGCGAAACGAATGGAGAGAGAAAAGGAGAATGATTAAAATTCTCCCGGCTTTTTTGTTACTCTCCGCAGTGGCTGCCGCCATGCCAGGACAACCAACATTTATACAAGTTGGTACACTTTCTTGTGCTGCTAGGATGTACACACCAATACAGTTACAGATTTGGTGTTTTAAAGATGCTGCACTAAAGGTTCTTCAATTAAATTATCTTATTGATGTGTCAGACTGTGGATTTGAATTCACTATAAATACTAATAATGATGTGACTATAGGTACTTCACTATATTGGAAATTCTTGCCAAATGTGAGTTTAAATCCAATAGTGGTTAGCTGGGAAGCAACAATAACAAAATTTGGTGTAGTTGGTCAAACCCTCAAGGGTGTACTATAGTAGCTCCCCAAAAAAATCAGAAAATGTTTAGAATTCTCTCCACATTTTTATTTTTTTCAGCAGCCGCTCTGTCTCAGCCAGGTGCTCCTACATTTCTGCAAGTTGGTACACTGAGTTGTGCCGCAAGAATGTACACACCAACAATGCTGCAAGCCTGGTGTTTTAAAGATACTGCACTTAAAGCTCTTGCTATAAATTCAATTTCTGATGTGTCATTTTTTGGTTTTCGTTTACTTATAAGTGATGCTACTGCAATTGACCCGGGTACTACATTAGAGTGGGTATTTTTACCAACTGAGGATTCCCCACCAATAGTATCTTGGACAGCAATAATAACAAAAAATAGCAACAAAGGATTTCCTATAGTCAGTCCTGTTCTTACAGGAGTATTATGATGTATGAATGCAAAATTCTTCGTAAGTTGAAGAAAATCGAAAGAAGGCTGGAGAAAATTATGTCTGCTGTTTCAGATTACGCCGCGAAGGCAAACACTGCCTTTCAGACCATTAGCGATTCACTTGACAACATTGTTGCCGATGAGTCAAACCTTGCAAAACAGATTACAGATTTGAAGGCACAAATTGCCGCCGGTGGTAGTACACTTACTCCCGCCGATCAGACTGCTTTGGATACTTTGGCTACAGCCGGAGAAGCTTTGGCTGCAAAGACAAAGACCATTGCAGACGGTGTTCCCGATTTGCCTGCACCGCCGCCCGCCGTTTAAGTAGGGGCCGCTCTTGTAACAAATTTGTTCAAACTAAAGAAAGGAGATTTCGATGAAAAACAATCCGAACCCCAATCCGAATCCGAATCCCAATCCGAATCCGCCGAAGCCGCCAAAGCCCACGAATCCGCCGAGGCCGTAACATTTTGGAGCCGCTCTATGACAAGACAAAAGCTAATCTCGAAAGATTTCGAAATGGAAGCCAGAGAGCGGCTCCAAACAAGTCCATTGCGAACAGAACAACAACAATTTCGTGAACTTTACAGCAAATTTATAATAAGGAATTCTTCTGATGCCACTCCTCTCCCCAAGTCAAATTCACCAAGTAATTAAAGAAAGCCAGCAATCCAGTCGCACTCTACAAAGTGAACTAGGAACTTTGCTGTCAAAACATAACTTAACTCCTGATGATGCACTGGAGCGGCTGTCGGGAGAAATGAATGACGGAGCAAATGCAGGAATACGACTTCGCGCTGTGGAAACGGCTTTGAAATTAAATGGTCTGCTAAATAATGCCGAAGCGGTACCAGATTTTCACGTTACAATCAATATTCTAGATTCTGAATTTTCGATGATGAACCCAATTTTGATCCCACGATAAGGAAAACAAACAAATGGCAACACAACCTCTTCTCAATGATGCAATCCTCTTTAAGAATAATGGAAAAGTTCCCTACATCCTCTTCTATCGCCAGGGTAACAACCCCAATCCACAATTCTTTATGTTCTATCACCATAGTCACGAGATCCGCAAAGTTGTTGAAAGAATCAAGAAGCACTGTGAGTTGATGAACCTTCGCTTCGTTAATGTTCGTCCATTCGTTGTGGATTTGGATGAATCTGAAGCAAAACAATTTGGTGCGGCATCCGCGGGAGTGGGAGAGTAAGGAGCAAAGATGGGATTGATTCTACTAATCATCGTACTTCTGCTAGTTTTTGGTGGCGGAGGTGGATACTATGGTTACAATCACTGGGGAGCGCCCGGTGGATTAGGAATTGTTCTTCTGGTACTTGTTTTGTTCCTATTGTTTGGACTCCCTAGGATAAGATAAGTGAAATCCCTCTCCCTTTCCCTCCCCAAGATGCCAAATTTAGCTGCTAAGATAGCTAGCCATATTCTTCTTCACCAAAAATATCCCACTGCACTCCCTAAGCTCCCCAAATCAGTTTTAAAATCCCTTCCAGCAGTAATGAGGTAACCAAAAGCGATGAAACTCCCCTTCCCACAATCAGGTCCAGCGAAGATGGCAGCTGCTATACTTAAAGCGAGAAAGCAGACGAAAGGAAAGAAGTAACTCGTCTGTGGAACTCCAAATCAAATTCGTAAATGCAGCCCAGCGCCAGTTTTATTTCTCAACTGCCCGCAACCAGTGTTTTTCTGGTGGTTTTAATAATGGGAAGTCGTTTGGTGGTTGCTGCAAGGCTTTCACTTTACTTTCTACCTTCTCTAATTACCGAATGATCATTGCTCGTCAAACTTACTCAGATCTCAAAAAGACGACAATGCAGACGTTCTTTAAAATCTGCCCAGCTGGAATAATCTCAAGGCACAATGAGCAAGATGGCTATACAGAATTTATTAATAAATCCGTCATACACTGGCTTCATCTTGACAAAGTCGATGAAAGTACGCTGCGTGGTTTGGAAATCAACTCCGCCCTCATTGATCAAGCAGAAGAAATCGAAGAAAAAGTTTTTGATGTACTCGATGGACGAATAGGCCGGTGGGATGATGCAGAAGTTCCGGCGGATCTATTGGAGAAATACCCAGATTGGCCGCGCAATAAGACGACGAATAAACTTCTGGCTCCATCCTACCACATGTTGCTCTGTAATCCCGATAGCCAATTCCACTTTATTTTCCGCAAATTCCATCCAGACTCTCTTGAAAGGCGACCGGCTTTTTTCTATACAGAAGGAGAATGGGACCCAAATCTGGGAAGTTCAGAAACATACGCCGAAGCAATTACACATGACGCGGAATGGGTAAACAAGTATGTCAAAGGACAATGGGGAATCAGCTCTGCACAAATCCACCGATTGTTTGGTGAGTCGCAACTGGATTACACTCCAGAATTGGTTGATCGAATTCTCCGTAAAGGCAATCTCTTTCGTGTTTTGGACCACGGCGATGCTAGTCCTACTTGCTGTCTTTGGTTTGCTGTTCTCGATGGGGTCTATATTTGCTACAGGGAGTATTACGTTCCCGACAGACCCATTTCCTACCATCGAAAGGCGATAAGTGAGCTTTCTGGCGCGGAGCGATATTCAGGGAATTATGCAGATCCCCAAATATTCAAAACTACTTCACAAAAAGATGGTGGATTCTGGACAACCGCTGACGAGTACAGCGATACTTCTTTGGATGCTCCACCACTACATTGGATAGCAGCTGACAATAATGAATTCGCCACGAGGAATCGACTCAATGAAAAATTACGGAATGGATTGTGGAGAAACCCACAGACAACCGCAACTCCAGCTCCCGGCATCTATTTTATTAAAAAATCACCCGATTATCCCCAGGGATGCTATCATGCAATTTCTGAATTACAGTCCCAACGGCGAAAATCTTTGGGCTACATCGATGGTAAGCAAATATTTTGCGATGATAGGGAAGATTCAGTATCCGATCACGCGTATGATTGTATTCGATACTTTGTTGCAATGCACGGTGCAGGAAGAACAGAATCCCACCCAAAACCGCCACGGTTCTCAATGAAATACTATGCTGAATGTATGAAGCGGGCGAAACAGTTGCGACTACAACCGATGAGTGCTTGAGATGGAAGAAAAATTATCTAATGCTATTATCTCTTTTTTTAAATCAAAACACCCAAATTATTTTCTATATAATAAAGAAGAGTATGACGATGATGAGGATTTTGGGATGACAATTGATGGTCATTATGATCTAAAAGAAATGGTAGCATATTTATTAAAAGAGATACAAAAATAGATGGCCGACATAATTCAATCAATAATGAATTATTTTGCTACACAAAAACCTCAAGTTGTGGCTCAAGATCGCTATATGAGAACTCCAATTACGCAAGGGCAGCAAATTTCGGGAGCTGGAGCTTCTTACGATCCCAATTCGGATAGTATTTCAGCCTCAGGAGACCTTTCCAATCTCCCATCTGGTCTTTTAGCACATGAAGTTGTGCATAGAATTTACAACAAAGCTAATTTATCACAATCCGCCCCACAACTTTCACAATCGCTGCCACAAATTTTATCAAATTATATCAAGCAATCTCCTCTTTACAATCAAATGCAAGGTGCTGGAAGTCCAGAACAATTATCAAATGAAGGGTTAAGCTTTTCAGCAGCAACTTCACCATTCATGGATAAATCCTATGTGGATACAGCGGCTGCCCACATAGCAGATCCAAAGCTTAAAGAAACTTTGATGAGAATTTTTGCCAATCGCCAAGGGGCTATTCAACAGTAATGGCTAAACAATTAGTTGAAGATAGCATCTGGTCTCAGCGGCTCACAGCGGCTGATAAGTATTATAAGGAGTGGGAGACTCTTTTCAAATGCGAAATTCTCGATAAGTATTATGAGGGATTTCAGTGGAAGTCCCAGTCTGAGTTAAAATATAATCCCTATACAATTAACAAAATTTATGAGACAATCCAAATTAAGATCTCATCCTTTATACCGACATTTCCGAAATTCACAGTTTCGTCGAAACCTTCGAATGAGGATCAACTGGAAGCCGCTTCAGCCTCCGCAAATCTCAAATCAGATTTACTTAATACACAAATTCAAGAGCAACGTCTCAATTTCGCCGAAGAAATGGAGCAGGCATTCAAAGATTCCTTCTTTCGATTTGGTATTGTCGAGGTTGGATATGAGGCTGATTGGATTATCAATCCGAATGCGCCACGTCCTCTTTTAGGTTCAGACACGCAGCAAAATCTCTCCCCCGAAAAGCGCCGGCGGATTATGGAAGAACCTCCGGAACTTCCACAAAATGAGCGTGTCTTCATTAAACATGTTCCAGCAAAAACATTTCGAATTGGTGGGATGGATCATAAATATCTTAATCGCTGTGGTTGGGTGGGTTATTATGATTATGTTAATAAAGATGACTTACTATCTCTTCCTAAAATAATGAATAAGGATAAGATTCAGTCTGCTGATTTCCGTGACGAAGAGACTGAACGAGAGACAGCTGGAGAGAAGTACAAAACTTCTGGGATTAAAATCTGGCGAATTTGGGATCTGCGCTCGATGCAACGTCTACTTATCGTAGACTCGCCGTGTGTTACAGTTTTCCAGCGAAAGTTTGAGCGACTGCCACTTTTTGATTTTCGCGCGGACAAACGTCTGCAAATCGCTGGCTTCTATCCAATCCCGCCCGCATTTCATTGGCTCAGTCC